GCCAAAGGCCGCGCCAAGTACAACCGTGAGACCGGATCAAATTTGAAGGCTCCACAGCCCCAAGGAGGCCCCCGCAGAGACGCTTTTTGCGCCAGAATGGGGCCTGTGGCAGAAAAGAGTGAAAAGGGCAGTCGGTCGCGTGCTTCGATGCAGCGATGGAATTGTCCGGGTTGGTAGAAGGATCATCATGGCTTATTCGGACGCTTACGGGCAGATTTACTCGGTACAGACGCTCATCGACCACGGTGCCCGCCGCTGCGGGAAACTGGCCGAGGAGCTGACTTCTGAGCAGCTCTTGAGCGCCCGGGAGTCTTTGGGCTTTGCGCTGTCCAACCTGATCAACATCGGCATCCAGTATTGGGCCATCCGCAAGGAAGTTATTGGCCTGACGCCCGACAAGTACATCTACACCCTGCCAAACGGGTCCAACGACGTCCTGAACGCCCTGTACAGGACCATGAACCGCCCCTCCGGCAGCTACACAACGAGCGCCGGGGGCAATGTTGCTCTGGTTGCAGACAATGACATCAACACCTACTGCCAGCAGACCTCCGCAAACGGCAACATTTCGGTCAATTTTGGCACTGACAACCCGGTATATGCTGGCTCGATTGGCCTTATGCCTTATGTTGCTGGTGGCGGCAGTGCAACTTGGACCCTGACGCTCGAATACTCGGTCGACGGCATCACTTGGAACACTCTGAACAGCCTCGGAACCGTGGTTGTGACCGACAAACAGTGGATCTGGACCGATATTGACCCCGGTCAGAGCGTTCAGTACTACCGAGTGCGCGTTTCTGGCGGTGCAACGCTGGCTTTGCGTGAGTTTTACGTGGGAAACAACTCCCGCGAGATCACAATGAGCCGTCTGAACCGCGACGACTACACAAACCTGCCCAACAAGAACTTCACGGCCAACCAGCCGTACCAGTTTTGGTTCAATCGCACGGTTCCGAACCCTGAAATTTACCTCTGGCCCACCCCAAGCGACCCGTTCGTCCAAATGACGGTCTGGTACAGCAAACAAGTGATGGATGTGGGCGATTTGACCGACGAATTGCAGATTCCACAGCGTTGGTACATGGCCGTGGTCAACATGCTGGCCCACCAGATGGCTCTGGAGCTGCCTCAGGTGCCCATGGACCGCATCCAGTACCTTGAGGCGCAGGCTGAGAAATACCTTGCGCTGGCCGAGGCGGAAGAAAGAGATCGTTCGCCAATTTTTTTCAGCCCGAATATTTCGGTGTATACACGCTGATGTGTGGTGCATAATAGAGGAATGAACTTGCTCCAAGGCTTCCACAATCACCACATCACTCCCCGCTATAAGGGGGGCACAGATGCGCCCGACAACCTAGTGCTGCTGCACCCAATAGATCATGCGATTGCACATCTTGTGCGGTTCAAGATTTACAAAAATCCGGCAGACGGGTGGGCGTACAACCGCATCATCAACGGCTTGAAAGACGAATTGATTCCCAACAAAAAGGGCATCCCCAAGCCGTACATGCGCAAGCCAAAGTCTGAGGAGACCAAGGCAAAGATGTCTGCTGCGGCAATTGGCAGGAAAAAATCCCCCAAAGCCGTTGAAAAAATGCGTGCGGCATTAACTGGCAGAAAAGCAACGCCAGAGCAGTTGGCTTCTCTTGCGCTTGGCCGAGTTCGCCCAGATGGTTATGTCAGCCCATTGAAAGGGCAAAAGCGAAAAACTCCTTGGCTTTTTGGCTTGACTCCCCACAACAAGGGTGTGCCAGCCTCGGAAGAGACTCGCGCAAAGCTGTCGGCTGCAAAAAAAGGCCGCAAGCAAACTCCCGAGCAAATTGCCAAGCGAGTTGCGGCACGGCGTGCGACGCTTGAGGCGCAAGGGAGGACTGTGTAATGGGCATGTTCCTTGACACCATCGGCAACGCATCGCTGGCGATCTTTATCTGCGACCGGTGTCGGATGAAGCGTGCCCTTGACGAGCAGATGCCCGACCCGAACTTTGCGGGGCTTCGCGTCTGCCAGCAAGGTTGCGCTGATCAGAAAGACCCGTATCGCTTGCCAGCACGCAAAACAGAGCGGATTAACCTGAGATTTCCTCGCCCGGATGTGTCGGTGGCTGTAGACCCGAACAACCTTGTGACGGACAATCAGGGGGACTACATCATCTCGACTGAGGGAAATACCCAAACTCCCGAGAACAATGGCAACCTTGACGGAATATCGGTGACACCATAATGGCAAATCAAACCATCACTCAACTGCCAGACGCAGGCCCCATTACCGGCACGGAGCTTGTCCCCATCGTTCAAAACGGCGGGACGTACAAGACCACGACTGCGGCCATTTCTGCTTCTCCTTCGCAGAACCAGACATTCCTGACCCAGATTCAGGAATTGACGCTGCCCAACAGCCGTTATCTGTCCACAGGGACGGGTTTGGGACTGACTGATGGTGGAGCCACATCGTTCTATCGGATCTCGCTCAACGGGGCTTCTGGAAGCCTTGAAGCGGCTGGTGCTGGCATCATCGTCAAGAACAGCTCGACCACGGTTGTTGCCCGCACTCTTACGACGTCCGGCAACGGTATCAGCGTGTCCAACGGCGATGGAACAGGTGGAAATCCGACTTTCCAATTGACTGGTCTTGCTGCTGCAATTGCCAACATGGGTGGCACTGGCATGCTTGCCGTTGTGGGTGGAACCACTATCGCAGGTCGACAGATCACTGGAACTGCAAACCAGATCTCTGTAACCGATGGAAACGGCAGCGGAAACCCCACACTCGCTATCGTCGACAACGTGGTGCTCCCCGGAACTGGAGCGGCAACCCTTCCAATCGGCTCCAATGTTCAGCAACCAATTGGCGCTCAAGGGCAGATTCGTTTTAACAGCGAAACTCAGACATTTGATGGATACGCCTCCGGAGCTTGGCGTCAGTTCTCTTTGGCTGGTGGCGTCACTTCTTTTGCTGGTGGATCAACAGGCTTGACACCCTCTTCGGCTACCAGCGGTGCGATCATCTTGGGCGGGACACTGAATGTGTCAAATGGCGGCACTGGTGCGACTTCCTTGACGGGTTATGTCAAAGGAAATGGAACCTCGGCAATGACGGCCAGCGCCAGCATCCCCAACACGGATGTTTCTGGTCTGGGAACAATGTCCACCCAAAACGCCAACAACGTGGCCGTTACGGGAGGAAGCATTGCCGGTGCGACCATTACTGGCGGCACGATCAACAACACGACCATCGGCGCAGGAACCGCAGCGGCTGGCACGTTCACCAACGTGGCGATGGCCACAGGGACGATCACGACTGCCCCGGTAAACAGTACGGACATCGTCAACAAGCAATACGCTGATGCCATCGCATCGGGCATTCACTTCCACGAGTCAGTGGATTTGGCGACTACCACAGCCTTACCTGCAAACACGTACAACAATGGCGCATCCGGGGTTGGTGCAACGCTCACAGGAAACGCCAACGGCGCTCTGTCGGTGGACTCAACGCTTACCGTTGTTGCAAATCGGATACTGGTCAAGAACGAGGTAGCTGGCGCAAATAACGGCGTCTACGTTGTCACGCAGGTTGGTTCTGCCGGAACGCCCTACATCCTGACCCGCGCGACAGACTTTGACTCTGTTGGAACCGGCGTTGATCAGATTGATGAGGGCGACTTCTTCTTGGTGACCAGCGGCACGGCCAACGCCAATACCGCTTGGGTTCAGCAGACTCCCCCTCCAATTACTATCGGCACAACGGCGCTTGTTTTCCAGCAGTTTTCAGCACCTATTACTTACACAGCAGGAACTGGACTGACTGAGTCGCCTGCGTACACGTTCAACATCGCCAACACTGGTGTGTCTGCGGCCACATACGGCTCTGCCTCGCAGGTGCCTGTTTTTGCTGTTAACGCACAAGGTCAACTGACATCCGTCACAAACACCTCGATTGCCATCGCCTCTGGCGCTATATCAGGCCTTGCAGCCTCTGCAACGACCGACACGACCAACGCAGCCAACATCACTTCTGGCACGCTTCCAACAGGTCGAATCAGTGGTTCTTACACCGGCATCACCGCTGTTGGCACTTTGACCGGTGGCACATGGAACGCCTCAACAATCGGCGTTGCTTACGGCGGCACTGGCCTGACCGCAACACCATCGAACGGACAGCTTGCAATTGGTAACGGCACAGGCTACTCGCTGGCGACCTTGACTGCTGGCACGAACGTCTCGATTACCAACTCCTCTGGTGGCATCACCATCAACGCAACCCCTTCCGCTGGTGGAACGGTGACCAGTGTTGATGGATCTGGTGGCACGACAGGCCTGACCTTGAGCGGTGGTCCAATCACTGTGTCCGGCACGCTGACCCTCGGCGGAACTCTTGTTCCCGCAAACGGCGGTACAGGGGCTACAACGCTCACTGGTTACGTGTTCGGCAACGGCACGAGCACTATGACGGCCTCTACGACCATCCCAAGCACTGCAATTACAGGCCTTGGGACAATGGCGGCGCAAAACGCAAACTCTGTTGCGATCACCGGCGGAACCATTGACGGCGCATCTGTCGGGGCCACAACAGCCTCTACGGTTCGCGGCACAACCATCACCGCAACAACGCAGTTCACTGGCTCTGGCGCTGGCCTGACCAGCATCCCAAACTCGGCCACCACGGCGACAAACGCCAACACGGCAAATGCCATCGTTACGCGAGACGCCTCAGGCAACTTCAGTGCTGGAACGATCACGGCATCGTTGAGCGGAAACGCATCAACAGCCACCACGGCCACAAACGTGTCCGGCACAGTGGCACTTGCCAACGGCGGAACTGGCGGTACAACGGCTGCAACGGGCTTGCGCAACCAGTTCATAAATTCATGGCAACGTGAGACCAACAACGGCACGATGGTGCCCGGCAATACCTACTCCGTTTGGACTGGTGGCGGCGCAATCACAATGAACCTGCCAACTCGCGCCAACTGCCAAAACGGTGACAAAATTTACGTTCAAAATTTGAATTTAACGTGGGGCACGACAAGTTTTACGATTGCTCGATCTGATGGCGTCACATTCATCATGGAGCTGGCTGAAAGTTTGGTCTGCAACGTCAACGTCGGAAGCATTGTTCTTACGTGTGTTTGGAATGATGGAGTTAATGCAAAATGGAACGTAGCCCCCGGCGGATAAAGGAAAAACATGGCACAGACAGGATTCACTCCAATCCAGCTCTACAGAAGCACAACGACTTCTGCGGTTCCACTCGCTGGAAATTTGCTTGCCGGTGAGCTTGCAATCAACACCGTTGACGAGAGGCTGTACTTCAAGAATAACGCTGGCACAGTCAAGCTGCTTGCAGCCAACATCACCCCAGTGGCGAACGGCGGTACGGGTCTCACATCCACACCGTCAAACGGCCAGTTGCTGATTGGCAACGGGTCTGGCTTTACCTTGGCAACGATTACCCAAGGATCTGGCATCACGGTGACCAACTCTGCAGGTAGCATCACCATCGCCTCTACAGTTGTTCCCGGCTCCGGCACGGTGACTTCTGTCGGTGGTACAGGAACGATCAACGGTTTGACCCTGACGGGCACTGTGACAACCTCCGGCAACCTGACGCTCGGCGGTACGTTCCGCAAGAACATGGTTGTCATCGGGACCAACACCGCAGCCACAGCCAACAGCATGTATGTGCTGACGGCTTCTCTTACTCTGACATTGCCAGCAAGCCCAAGCGCAGGCGACTTTGTTGATGTGAGCAATATGTCTGGGGCCATCACAGCCGTCATTGCACGCAACAGCCAGCCCATCATGGCGCTGGCCGAAGACCTGACGGTGGACCTTGACGGCGCTGGCTTCACGCTGGTTTACGCTGATGCAACTCGCGGATGGGTGCTGCTGCCATGACAGCCATCATTCTTGATCTGAACACGCCGGACCCAGATGCTCCGGTCACGCTGGAGCAGACGCTGCAAAATTCAGCGCAGTTCCAGCCATGGTTCACATGGAAAATTGACGACAAGCTCCACATCAATTCAGGCGACGAGTACGCCTATGAGTACGTGGAGCACGAGCGCAGCTACTACGTGGACACGAACATGCAAAAGGGCATGCTGGTGCTGCCACCCAACCCAAGAGACGGTTTCAAGCTGATTGTGAGTGACTATTTCGGCAGTTGGATTTATCATCCCCTGATCATTCACCGCAACGGAAAACCAATCATGGGTCTTGAAGAGCACATGACCTGTGACGCACCAAACATGATCTTTGCGTTGATCTACACAACCACCTCGGCTGGCTGGGTTGTCAGCCAAAATCTTTCCACATCTGAATTGGCCGACAAGGTCAAGAAAGGGCCTTTCCAATGAGCAATCTTTCTCAATTCGTACCTTTTGCTGGTGGCGGTGGCGGCAAGCTGCGCTATCAAGAATTCACAAGCTCCGGCACTTTTACGCCTTCAGCCACGTTGGTTGCCAACGGTGGTCAGCTCTGGGCCATGGTTGTTAGTGGTGGAGGCGCTGGCGGCGGCAATTCCTTAGGTGCTGCTCTTGCTCTCGGGGGTGGCGGCGGAGGTGGTTTGGTAATTAAACCAATCACTGCTACGGTTGCTCAGACAGTAACTATCGGCGGAGGCGGGTCGGCAGCGTTGGGTGTTGGCGGTACTGGGGGCACCTCTTCTATCGGTTCGTTTTCTGTCGGGGGTGGTGGTGGCGGGGGAGGGTGGAACGGCAGTTATTTTCCAGCCTCCTCAGGGGCTTGTGGGGGAGGCGGTGTTGGTGGCAATACTATAGATGCAGGTGGCGGCGGAGGGATGGGCGCAACATCTGTTAGTTATCTGAGTAACAACATCAACCAGCCGGGTCAAGGAACAATCGGAAGTGCTGGATTTTCTTATATTGACTCAGCATATGGGGCAGCGCAAATAAACGGGGGTGTTGGTGTGAATGGTTTTTGTGGAGGCGGAGGGGCTGGCGTTGCATTTTCTTCAGCTTCCGGCAGAGGATCAAGCGGCGGCGGGAATGGTAGCACTAGCGGCGCACTAGCATCGGCGGGGGCAGCTAATACTGGCGGGGGAGGTGGTGGTGGCTGTACTGCTTCAGCCACCGGCGGCGCAGGTGGTTCTGGCTTTGTCCGTGTTTGGTGGTTTGAATAAGGAAATAACATGCAATACGCACTCATCAACAATAATTTGGTTGAAAACGTGGCCGAGGCTGATCAGGCTTGGGCTGACTCTGTTTCCGCCGATTGGCAAGCCGTCGTCAACATTACCAGCATGACCCCTCAGCCGGGCATTGGTTGGAGTTATTCAAACGGGGGCTTCACGGCTCCTGTAATCCCGCCAACGCCAGTCCAAGACACATGGATCATCACGCGCAACGCATTCCAAAACCGTTTCCCAATGACGGCCAACGGCGTGAGCACCAAGTACGACTTGATGACGCTGTTCTTGACCGACACGGCCTACGCTGAGTCGCTGGGCGTAACTGGCTCTGCAATCTTTGATCTGCGTTCTATCATCATTACAGGCAACAACCGTCTGGGTGTGGTGACGAACGTGGATTTGCAAGCGCAAGAGACCATCAACTACGTCAACATGACAACGAACGTCCTGTTCCCTGATGTTTTCCGCTTGACTCAAGCCGAGGCCAACACGCTTCTGACCACGCCCGCTGCACCCAACGAAACCCCGTAAGGAGCCATCATGCGTCTGATCGCCCCCATCGTTGCAGTGCTGTCCCTGACAGGCTGCGCCACCGCCGAGTACCAAGCCTACGCTGACGCCCATAAAGCCCAAGCAGCGGCCCAAGCAGCACGCTATCAAGCTCTGGCTGACATCGCCCGTCAAGGCGACACCACAGCTAAGGTCGCTGCTGTCATGTCTCTTCAGATGGGTGGCGGTCAGCAGAATGCGCAGATCAACGCTCCCAAGTCATGGGCAGACCACGCTTTGCAGTGGACAGGCCTGTTGCTGCCAACAGTCGGCCAAATCTACACGGTCAACAAACAGACCAGTTTGGGTATGCGTCAGTCTGACAACGCAACAGCTTTGGGCATCAGCACCAACAACGCTTTTGTCGGCATTGCTGGCAAGATTCAAGCACCAGCAGCTAACGTGACAACCATCGGTGGCAACGGTGTGATCGGTGCAGGTTCTTACTCAATAGGAGCAAACAGTGGGTCAAACTCTGGCAACAGTGGTCGCCTTGCTGGTGGCAGTATTACTGACAATACGGCT